AATACCTGATTATAGATGAGGATAACGTAAATCTGGAAAAAATGAGGCCAATACTCCGAGACGAACTTAATAGACGTGATGGGATGATTTTTACTAAAAACCCTCATCAAGTACAGTTAATTAACTCTGAAACATTATTGCCGTTTTTAGAGCGAACACTAACTAGAATTGATCTAGAGTTTGAACAAAGAACTCAGTTGTTTGATGAACTAAAAGGAGAACAGACTAACGCAGTAAGCGGTGTTGCTATTCAGGCAAGAGCCGTCAATGCTGCTAGAACTCAAAACCCTTTGCATGCAACTTATGAACATATGTTGTTTTCTGAGGGACAGTTAATACTTGATACAATTAGAGGAATCAAAAACCTACAATATGCGTTTAATTACTACAAGAATAATAAATTTAATACTGGATATTTAAGCGATGAAATATCAACTATTAACTTTGAAATCTTTACTGATTTTGCGCCTAATTTTGCAAGTAGCCACGAAGAAGAAGCTGCTAAATTTGAAGCATTGCTTAATAGTCCTAATCCTGCGTTTATTCTATCAGAACCATTGTTTTTAAAGAAATTAGGTTTTTCTGAATCTGATAGTTATGCCTTAAATGAAGCGTTTATAAAAATGATGCAGGGGCAAGGAAATCAAACAGAGGGAGAATTGGCGGAAGACATCCCTAATAATCAACAAAATATAAGATAGATATATGAGTGAAAATTTAAACAAAAATACTATAGACGATGCTTTTGCAAAAATCTTTTTAGGTGAGGTAAATAATGAGAATGGCCAATCAAAAGAACCTATACAAGAAGAAATCAAAGAGAAAGAACCAATAAAAGTAGAGGTAGAGAATGAGCAAGAACAAGAAAGCCGAGAAGAAGAGCCAGAAACTGGCGACAAGCAAGAAGAAAAACAGCAAAAAGAGCTGTTAAAAGCCGATTTAAAGGTTGAATATGAATCATTAAAGAAGCAACTAAGTGATGCAAAATCATGGGGGCATAAGAAGAATGCGGCCTTTATTAATGCTAAGAAGAAAGTAACTGAATTTCTATCTAAGTTAAAAGAAGATGCCCTTATAAATGAAGATGAAGCTGTTATTGCGCTTAAAGCTTTTGATGATACGGGGATTATACAAGAAGAATCAAGAGAAGAGGGCGGCAAAGGTAATTCGTATGCAGACCTTAAAGCTAATCTTGATAAGGAGTTTAATATATTTAAAAAATATAATAAAGATTCGGAATTAGACGAAAAATATCAAGCTTTTTTTGGATTTTTTCCCTTATTACCTGCTGATGAACAGGAGAAAATAGTAAATTATATAACTAGCGAAACCCCAGAAGTCGTAATTGATCATATAATTACGACTGGTTCTGATATTTACGAAACAGTTTTTAAAGGAGCAACAAAAAGCGGTGGTTTACTTCCATTTATTAAATCCTTGCATGCTAAAATAGAAAAGCTAGAGAAACATAATAAGCAGCTTGAGAGCGAGGTTGACACCACTGAGGGAATAGTGCATAATAGATCAATAAATTCTAAAGTTTCTAACCTTGCGAGTACGAAACAAGCTAAAAGCTTTGCTGATATTTGGCAAAATTAGAGACAATGGCATTTCTTCAAAAGGAAGAGAGGCATTTTATCATTTCTTATGATAATTTCTCCCTCTAATATAGCTTTTCTTTAAAAGATTTCTCCCGTTCTTGGAATTTAATTAATAAAATTTTAGGTTTTTTACTTAAAGTTAATATTTTTTAACATTCAAAAAAAAGAAAGGTACTAAAAATGGCAACATTTAATCGTAGTAATATTTTTCAAAACGAACTGTTTATGAAAAATGTTACAATCCCGTATTTACAGGATTATAGAAATATCACTAATTTTGCCCGTTTCATGGGTGGTAGTGATGCTGTTATTTATAACAAAATGGAAAATAAAGGCGATGGTGATCGTATTATATTCCCACTTAGACAAACTTTTGACCCTGCTGTTGCAATTGGTAATGAGCAATTAGAGGGTAATGAGCAAGAGTTAACCTACGTTAGCGACATGGTTGATGTTGGCAGAATAAGATTTGCAACATTGCTAACTGATGTTCAACTTATGAGTTTACAAACCAAGTTTCAATTAGAATCTGACGTTAGAGCTGATTTACTTTCTCAAGCAGATGTACTTAATACAAAAAGGATTTTACAAGCTTTTGCACTTGCTTTTGATGGTGGTGCTGCTGGTATTGTTCCAAGTCTTAATCAACAATTCAGTTATGCTGATTTAAGAGCTAGAATACTTGCTTCTCGTCTTGATCAAGCTGCTGGTGGTATTTCAAGAGCTAGAATATTGATTGGTGATCCAAACGTTGTTAACGGCAACGCTAGAACTACTTATGCAGACCTTGTAACTGCTTTAGTAGTTGCAAACTTCCCTGTGGCTACTAATACAATGAACGTATCACATATACGTCAGTTGTTTAACCAAGCTGCAACTGGTCAAAGTTTAACAATTACTAACGCTGCTTATACAGTTAAAGAATCTTCGGTTAGACCTTATAAATACAAAACACATCAAGGTTTTGAAGATAAGCGTTATGTACTCTTTATTGCTCCTGAAACTTACAACAAGCTAGCTGCTGATGCAGTATGGCAAGCACAAGTAAACAGAGGTGTAATTGAGAATCAAGATCAACCATCAATTCTTTATGGTTCTATGTACAAAGGAACTATTGAGGGTGTAATGGTGATTGTTATTCCAGAGCTTAGCAATTTCCTTATTACCAACGCTGCTGGTAACATTTACGCTTATTCTCTTTTCTGTGGTGCTGCTGCTGTTGGTTTTGGTATGGGTCAAACTCCAACCTTTACTTTCAGAAGTTCTACAGATTACGAATTGTATAAAGGTCTTGCTCACAATGAAATCAGCGGACTTAAATTGCTTAAATATCCATCCAAGGCTAGAGGTGTTAAAGGAAACAATAACAATCTAGTTGAATATGGAATGGTACACTCATTTACAACTATAGCTTAAAGAGGTTAATTATGTTTATATTAAATAGATACGATATTACTGCACCTGTGGCCGCTGCTGCTGCTGTTGGAGTAAATGCAAATCCAGCTGTAGCCACTGGAGCAACTGGTGATTCAGCAAACAACGATATTGTAACTACTATTACAGCAACAGCAACTTATACTGATCAAATAATTAGTAAACTTGTTGCTATTACACTCAACGCTGGAACTCTTGCTGGTGCTAATGCTTTTAACTATATAAAAGTTTCTCTTGTTAATTTAGGTATTAGTGGGACAAGGCCAGTACTTGCTGCTCAGCTTCTTGGTGTTTATAACCCAGCTTCTACAGAGCAAGTAGGAGCTGGTGCTACCCCATCCTTTATTGGATGGGTTGCTGGAGCACCAACTCTTTCAGTGCACGTAGTAAATAGTACATTATATATAAAAGTACCCGTTGCTAATAACGCTTTGTTTAATGGCAAAGTTGCGATGGTACAATTATTCTACAGTACTGCTGCTGGTGAATAACGGAGCATAAATAAAGGAGGTAAGAACCTCCTTTATTTCCTTTTAGAGGTATTATGAACGTAACTGAATTAATAGAACTAACAAATCGCTTAAGTACTGATAAGAGCGAACTAACGCCTAAAGAAAGAGCTGCCTATTTGCAATACTTGAATATGGCAAACGATGAGCTTTACGAGATAGCGTCTTCTGGTTATGCACCTATAATAAACAGAAAAAATCTTTTTCCTGCTTTTGAATCACCATTTTATAAAGGAACAACTGCATTTAATTATCCAGATAATTTTTTTAAAATAGATTCTATTTTTGCAGATCATACATTTTTAAAAAAAGGAAATACTAAAGATATGGCTTCAGGCTTTAATATTGGAGAATATCTTACTTCTCATAAATATATATATGTTGATAATAAAAATAAATTTTTAACTGATGTTGATCCTACTGACGGCATAACCAAGAAATATATAACTCTTTTTTATGCGGAACTTCCAAAAAGATTAGTTGAAACTATAGAGGATGCTAACTTTGAGACTGACACACCAGTTTATCCTCTTCCATATCATATATTTTTAGTCCATGGAGCTTTATATTATTTCTATTTTAGCAATAAAGTCTTTATGGATAAAATGGCTTATATCAGGAATGTATGGGAAAAAGATAAAGAAACATTAGCTAAATTTAAAAATTATGGTTTATAATGTTTAATCATCATCCACAAACATTACCAGTTCCATTTCCATTTAAGGGTATTAATACCAATACTAAGGATGATATTAGCTACGGCCGATTTATTCAGAATATATTAGTTAGTGATAATAAAACTGGAGCTTTGCGGTATGGGACAAATTTAACTGCAAGCTTTCCTTTTGATGATGCTGCTTACTGGCGGGAAGTTATAGCTGTTATGCCATTTTTAAAAGATAATGGAACATCTGAAAAATTAGTTTATGTTAGATATCTTGACCAGTCAGCTATAAATCAGGATAATATTACGATTGAAGAACATCCTAATTTAGCGGGATGGTGTAGAGCAACAATTATTCTTGCCAATTTCCAAGAAGAATATAGAACCTTTTTAAGAAATTCTATTAATGATGGAATACGTATTTATTTTAAACAGGAAATAGGAGTAGAAACAGAAATTAGCGTTGTAACTTCTACAGATCAACTAATAGTTTTTGATTTCCCAGTTCTCCGAGATAATGTTACTAATCCTTTCCAGATTTATATTGAAAGGGCGTTAATTGCTAGAATTACAGCTAACGGAACTTACGAAATTATAACCGATCAAGTAGACCCGCTTGTTATCGTTTCATACGTAAACTTTCAAGGTAAATTATTAATTGCCAATGGAGTTGATCCAGTAAAAGTATATGATGGTAATCAGTTATTGCCTTTAAAAGCTCCTGTTCCTATTCCAAATTTAAATCAAATTGATGTTGCTAATTTGAACCTAACATTTTCTATTCCACAAAGTTACCTTGCTACATTACAAGCTGATATAAAAGTAGGTGATGGTCTTACTTTAGTTAGTGATAATGAAAATAGGGCTGTTACTATTACTAATATAGTTTACAATGCCCCTGCTAATAATCAGGTAGCTACTACAATAACAGTCAATATTGCTCCGCAAGCAAATGTTAGAAAAATAATATATCAAAAACTATGTCCATCCTTTAGTTATCTAGCTGTTGTGCATAAAAGATTATGGGCGGTAGCGGGTGGTAGAACATACAAAGATAAATTCAGATCACCATTGCTTGCAATGAGGGCTTATTATGCAGCTAAAACAGAAAGTATTTATGATTGGTTTAACCCGCAAACTAATGAAATTGACTTTATTAACTTAAGTAATAACTCAAGTGTTCCCGATAATTTAGAAGCAATCACAATGTTTGAGGGGCGAACTCTATTTTTGGGAAGAGAAACAACACAGGTTTGGATAGGTGAAGACCCAACAACTCATGATGACGGACAAGGGATTGTTTTACCAGATTTTAAATGGGAACAGACTTTGCCAGTAGGAGTAATCCAACAAACTTTATTTGTAGAAGTTCCAAATAATCTTATATTCCTGTCCAAATATGGGATTGTTTCTTTAAGTTCTGTTAATCTTTTTAGGCAACTGCAAGTATCTTATCAGTTTTCCACTCCTATTGATCATTATATTAATAGCCAGCTTAGTTTTATAGAAACTGATAGGGATTTTAGAAGTATGAGAGCCTTTTTATATCCTTATGGGCGGTTTTTAGGATTTAGAATAAAATATAGCTGTTTTATTTATCAGTTAAATAGTGAGGGAGCATGGGTTGTATTTAGTGAGAACTTTGCAGAAAGTTCAAGTATATTATATGATTCCACTACCCAAAATTTATATCTTGGAATGCCGCAAGGGGAATTGCTTGTTTATTCTGACAAAGTAGGCAAACAATCATATCTTGAATATGGCAAAGGCTATATGTCTTGGTTTATTGCCTATAACTGGACTTTTTTTGAAAGTACATGGGCAAATACCGATGTTTATATTGATAGTAAAACTCTAGAGCCTCTTAATGTAAAAGTGCGTATTTTTACCGATCAGGATGAGACCCAGAGTATTAATGAGGAATTAACAATAGATAAACAAGGGGTATTGTATGATGTTTCCCCTTTTGGTTTAAAACCTTATCCTTTAAACGAAACATCTTTTACTCATGAAATAGTTAGATTTACTGCTGATTCCTTAATGATTGAATTATCAGGCACTAGTAATGATTTATTTGTTTTTAATAAATTATTTCTAGCAGGAGGAGCTAATTAATGGCATTAAATCCTTTAATTATTAATAAAAATTATTTTGGTGGCGTACAAGCTAGAGGAGATTTTATAAAAGCTGGTGATCTAGATAGACAATTTGTTACTATTAGTAGCTATATTAATAAATTTATAGTACCAACATTAAATCAATTAATCTCAAGTCAAATTCCTGGTTCTAATAATCCAGTAGACGCTAATAAAAATCTTATTAACGTTGGTGATGGTACTACTAAATGGGATTTCCCTAAGGCCGAATATATACCAGATTACTCATTATCTCTTAATAAACTTGTGCAAGCAAATCCTGGTTCAATACTTGCTACTGACAATAATCAGATATTTAGAGCTGTAACTCCTGCATCTAGCGGTCTAGCTTTAACTGCAAGAGTCCAGAATACTCCTATCTGGAAAAAAATAGTAGGTAATGACTCAATTAGTAATAGAGTAATCACTAGTGAAAAAATTGCGCTAGAGGGTCTTAGGTCTGAAAATTTTGGAGTTAGTTTTGCAAGGTCATTTATTAGAACAATCATTAGAAATCAGTTAATTGCTAGCAATACAATACCTGGAAGCAAAATAGCTAATGGAGCTATAACTGCTAATGTATTTAGTGGGTCAATGGTTAATTATTTATGTGGCTTAAATAGCACACAAATTGCGTTAGGAGGTAATACTGCACCTGATAATTTTATCACAAGCCATAAATATATAAATCATTATACAGGCGCAGCATCACCAATTGATCATACTAAAATAGTACCTGGTTTTCAAATATGGTCAGGTTTATATTGCGCAGAAGAGGGAAGCAAAGCATTTTCAGTTCAAAATATTGCTCCTGGGGCAATTACCAGTAGAAATATTGCTAATGGTAGTTTAGATGGAAGCCGTATATTTAGTTGTCCTAGTGGAAAATGGAATGAGACAAGAACACCAAGGGCTATAGCACAATTATTAGCTGATGGGTGTATAGGTGTGAATAATATACCTGTTGAGTGGAAGCAAAAATTAGGGTTGTAATATGAGTGTAGATCAATTTACAAGAGATGCGGCATATTTCCAAAGTAGGCGTGATAGTGGAATGCTATTAAATGCCGAGGATTTGGATTTTCAATTTA